AGCGGTGCTGCTCGCAGCGACTGCGTTCATAGCGGTGCTGCTCGCAGCGACTGCGTTCATAGCGGTGCTGCTCGCAGCGACTGCGTTCATAGCGGTGCTGCTCGCAGCGACTGCGTTCATAGCGGTCGCATCTGCGGCTACTCCTGCCATGCCGGAGTAGCCTGCAGATGCGAGGTTCGCAAAGCTAACCACCAGCTTCGCAATCGCCATGTCGTTCTCCTTGATGTAGCTGTTGTAGTAGGGTGAAGCCTGCACTGCGCCCCTCGCAATTTTGCTTCCGCTGATGGCATCCATCGCCGTGGTGCTGTTTGCAATCCTCTGCATTGCCGTCTGGCTTCTGCTGATTGCCTGCATCGCTGTCTCGCTGTTTGTGATGGCGTGCATCAAAAGCGCATTGCCTGCCACCGCCGCCATGGCTGTGCCGTTTGCCGCAATCGCCGCCATGCTCGCAAGCCCCTCCAGCACCGCCGCATCCATCCCGTAAACCGTCAGCATCCATTTCCCTGTGTGCTCCGCGGAAAATGTTGTCAGCATTTCCTCTAATGCCTCTGCGTGCATGTCCCTGTCATTTGCCGCCGCACTGCTCATGCAGAGCTTCTTCCAGATTTCCTTGTCCTGAAAGGTGTAGCTTTCCTCCCCGAAAAGCTTGTACTGCGCCAGCCAGTGTGCCGGCAGAATCTCCTGCTCCAGCGTGTCCTGCCGCGCAATAAAAATCGGTTCGTTCATGCCTTCTCCTCCTTCCTGTAATATAAGCCGCCGCCCGAAACCCCAAGCCGGTATTTCTCCCCGGTCACATCGTCAATGATGTATCTTGCATTCTCCCAGGCCTCTGCCATTTCCTTTCGCAGGGCCGCCGCTATCTTGTCCATCTCCCCGAAGATGTCCGCCTGCCGGTTCTGTGGGTCGTAGATCCGCGCCTGCATGTCTGCCGCCCCAATCGCAACCACCCTGTCCAGAACAAATCGCACCGTAGCCGGCTGATATTCGCCCCTCGGCTCGTAAGGCGTGGTGTTGTCCTTCGTCAGCACGTTCGCCCCGTTCCAGTTGTCAATGTCATCCTGCGTCAGCCCGTCCAAAAGTGCCTTGTTTGCATGCTCGTGCAGTGCCGCAAAGGCTGCCGCCAGCTGCTCCGCCGCCTCGTCCGTAAAGTTGTTGTCCGTCAGCACCTTGTAAAGCGTTTCGCTCCCCGTTCGCTTCTCCCTGTCCTGCTTTCCGTCAAGGGCGGTCTGCATCGCGGCGGAAATCGGCTTGTCCGTGTCCTTCGTCATGTCAATCATCCCCAGCTGCGCCGCCATGAAAAGCACAAAGCGGTTGAAGGCAGGAATGATGATGTCCTTGGAAAGCTCATCAAAAACCGCCTTCGCCTCGTCCTCCGGCTTCTCCATGGGGTTTGTCTGGGCGGAAACGCCCTTCCCGTTCAGCGCGCTGTCCAAAATGACGTATGCCGCCGCATCCTCTCTTTTCGTCTCTGCCATAATAGCCCCCCTTATCCCTTGTAGTTACCGTTTTCTGTGTATTCCATTGCAAGGGAGTAAATCCCGAATGGCTCGTTCAGCTGCTCGTTCCGCAGGCTGAATGCAACCTTGTCCACCTTCTTGATTTTTATCTTGCCGCCAATCGTTCTGGGCGTGTCGTCTGTCGAAAAGTTGATTCTCTCCCAGTTGATGTGCGTAAAGTCGAAGTACATCGCCCGCGCGCCGCTGTCGAAAATCTCACTCCAGACCCCCTTCACCTGTGCAAAAACCTTCGCCCCCGTTGCAATCGCAGGCGCAAGCACAAAGTCAAGTCGGCGGAAGTTTTTGTTCTTGTAGAAAAGCTTCCCGGAAAGCTCCGCCGTGTCCCATCTGGCTGAAATCGCCTTGCCGTTGTCGTTGTAGCTTTTCTGGTTCGTCACATCGTCAAAAAAGCGGAAAATGTTCCCCTCTGCATCCCCAAAGCAGAGCCGCCCCTGTGCATCCTCCCAGAAAACCCTTGCCGGCACGTTCTCCCAAACGTAGCATTCGTACTGAAAGCTGCTATAGGGGTTGTCTCTCTCGTAGCTTTTCTGTAAGCCGTCCAGAAGGTAAACCCTGCCCCATCCGTTGCTGATGAGGTAAAAATCACGCCAGATATATGCGTACGCATCCGCAAGTCCCTTTTCCGCCGTCAGCGCATTGTCAATGTAGTAGCTTCTCGATTGGCTGTATTTCTCCCCCGTCAAATCCGCCGCCGTAATTGCCATAATGCCGATGTCCGTCAGGAATAAAGGCTCGCTCCCAAGGTATCCGAAGGTGTGGCTGCCTAAAGCCCCTCTGCCTGTCAGCGTCCCGATGATGGGAAAGATCGCGTCCTTCTCGCCCATCTCCCCTTTTCTAAGAATGACGTTTCGCCCCTCCTCTGCATCACTCTTGTGTGCGGCCAAGCGGTCGTTGATAATGCTGTAGCCAACAATCGCACTGCCGTCCTGCCCCAGCGTGCTGTACCAGAGGTCGCCCCAGAAAAACCCGTCCGCCATCTTGCAGTACCAGTCTCGGTTCGGAAAGTCCGGGTTGCCGGAAAGAAACATGCGGTCCATTGCCCCGTTCACGCCGAAAAGCGAAATAATTTTGCATTTGTTGATTTTGTCCGCATATCCCTTTCTCGTCTTTGCCGCCGTAATCTCCACGTTGTCATATCCGGTCACAGGGCTTGCCCCCGGCGCGGTCGTAAAGGTCACAGTTCCATTCTTTCGGTCAACCGTGAAATCTGTGCCTTCCTTCTTCTCTGTCCATTCGCCTTCCTTCGTCATGATGCGCACCGTAACCTTGTCTGCATCCAAATCCTTCGCCGTCAGCTGGTAAACCTTCGCCGTCCCGTCCGAAAGAAAGCTTTCCTTCCATTTTCTCCCGATGAGGTTCAATGGCTCAAGCGTTGTGCCGCCGCCGGTCGGCTTTCGGCTGATAATCACCGTCGGGATGTATGCCGCATCCTCTAAGGGCTTCACCATGAATGCCTTCGGCTTTTCCTCCTTGTCCGTCTCCGTCTCGGCTGCGGCTGTTTCCTCTGTTTCAAATTCGCCGTAGCAAAGCGCCTTCTTCCCGTCAAAAATGAATAGCTTTCCGTAGAATTGCCGCCCCACGCTTCTCTCGTCCGCCATGGCGGTGTAAATCGCCTTCCCCTCCAGATAAAGGCTGTCTCCTGCATGAATCAAAACCTTCTCCTCGTTCTTCTCTGCGCTTCTGAGAATGTGAACCCCGTTGATGCGCTTGCCGGAAAATTGTGCAATTCTTTCGTAGCCCTGCCGCTTGCGCACCTTCCCCGGCACATCTCGCATCATGTTCGGCGCGTTGGGGCTTCGGGTAATCTCCACGTTGCTGGGGCTGCTGTTGAGGTCAACCCCCTTGAAGGTCTCAATCTTCACCACATTTCGGGCAGGCGAGGAAGGTACACTGAATCTCCCCATTTTCATCACTCCTATCTTTATGGGGTGCAGGGGCAAAGCCCCGCATGGAATCCGCAAGCGGAATTGATTTCCGCTGAGGAGAACAGGCAGTTTCAAGCCTGCGCCGGAACTGATCTGTTCATCCCTCTGTCCCCCAACTTGAAAGCCTGCTTTCAAGTTAGCCGCTTAGCGGCTTAATAGTAACCTTTTACACTCGTCCAGCCGCCGCTGCCGGCGTTCCTGCCGTCTGCTTTGCGTCCGCTTTCCGCAAGCCGCTCCATCCATTCAAAGAATTCGTTCATGTAAATCTGTGCAATGCTGATGTCATCATGCTTGTATAGCTGCCCTGCCATGTAGTGCGCCACATAATGCGCTGCCTCCTCGTGCAGGTCAATGGGAAAGTCTGCCGCCGTTTCCGCCGTAATCCGCGTGGGGTATGCGTTGTACCAAATGCGGAACGTCCCTTCGTCCTCTGCCGGCAGCAGCAGCACATGGTCACCCTCCATCAAATAGCCTGAATAGGTGCCGTACTCTGTGCCGCTTGCCCGCTTGATTTTGTCAATGCAGTAAAAGCCCTCCGCCAGCTGCCGCAGGTCGTAGGCAAGAAAACCGCCCAAAGGCTCTCCCTCTGTGGCGGTCTCCCCTTTTTTCTGCGTAATTGTCAGCAGCTTCTTCCAGTATCTCCCGTTCGTTGCCAAAAGCATCAGGGCTTCATTGGCGGCGGCAGGCATACCATAAAGGTATGCTGCATTGTTGCTGTCCTTCGCCAGAGCCGCCCCGTCCAAACTGTCCATCTTCCGCAGGCACGTTTCCTGTAATTCCTTCCAAGTAATGCTCATGCGCCCGTGCCTCCTTCGTCAGCTCACACCAGCGTTGTCAAATCTGTGCCGGCTGTCAGCCCTTCGCCACACAACGCCGCACCTCTCCAGTTGTTGAAGCCTGCCGCAAATCTGCTTCTGCCGCTGAAAATGTTTGCGTGTGTGTTGTGGTCGATGTAGCTGTCCACCTTCAGCTTGATTCTGTCCAGCCAAGGCATGCATTCGTACTGCTGCATGTAATCACTGTCCATCAGGATGAAGTAAGGCTTGCCGCCGATGGTCTTAGGCAGCTCCGCCCACACCAGCACGTTCCACAACCCGCACTGGAAGTTCCAAGCGTTGTTGCTCGTTCTGGGGTCAAGCTCACTGCCGACCGCCGCCAGAACCGCTCTTTTCAGAGGGCCGCTGTTGGGGATGATGATGGTGTCGGGCTTCACGTTCAAGAGGTTCCCCTTGTCATCCTTGAAGTCCTGCATAGCCTCCTGCACCGCGTCCAGTGTCAGCACGCTGAATGCCCCTTTGAACAGGTTGCTCTGCTTCAGCGAAACGCCGTCCACCTTGCTGGGGTGCTCCTTGAAGAAGAAGGGCTTGCCGTCCGCACAGGTAATGCTGTATTCCTTTTTGCCCCATTTCATTTTTGCATTGTGTCCGTTGGAAAGCAGTGCTGCGCCGAACTGCTCTCTCGTTCTGCCGTAGCTTGTGGTAAAACGCTTCGCCGCATTGCTGATATCGCCGATTTTGTTGTCCTCCATCATTTCCGCAGTGATGGAAAAGCCCAGCTTCCATGTGCTGGGTTCAATCACCTTGCAGAAGCCCTCCTGAAAGCTGTCCTGTGGTGTCGCGCCGTTCTCGCCCACATCCTGAAAGTTGCCCAGAGAGGTCATGGTTGCGTATTTCTCCGCAAAGTTCTTTGTCTTGTCCATGTAAAAAATCTTGCTCAGCAGGCTGGTTTCCTCAAAACTTTCTACGCCTGCCGTAATCATGCTTTTAATAGGCTCCTGACTCTTGCCGAAAACGCTGTCGTTCAGGCCGCTCGCCTGAGAAAAAATAATTCCGCTCATGTAGTTCACTCCTTTTTTTTGCAATAAAAAAGCAGTCATCCTCTGACTGCATCCGTTATGTTTGATTGATTGCTGTCGGTAGGTTTTCCTCGTTACACTTCGGAAACCACTATATTTCGCCGTCCATTCCTCGCCTCACACAGCATTCGCTATACGTTCGCTCGTCATAACCGGACGGCTCAACCGTTACCCGAAATCCTGCTTTCAAGTTAGCGGCTCAGCCGCTTACTTAAAAAAGCCGCAGCACACGCCCGCCGCCTCGTCCACATCCGTCACTGTGAAAACGCCGTTTGTCGTGGTCGCTGTCACGCTTTCCGCCGTAGTCCCCAGTGTCACCGCTGTCCCTGCCGTAGGCTTTGCGTCATATGGTGCTTCAAATCTTGTCGTTGCCAGCACAGGCATCACGGGAACCACGTTTCCGTCCCCGGGGCCCATGCAAATGTGTGTAGGCTTCGCCGTTGCCGCGCATTTTGTCACCTCGTTCGTATAGGTCAGTGCCTCGCCCAAGGCGTAGACCTCGCCGCTTTTCGCAGGCAAAAACTCAAAAGGCTCTACACAGCTGTTCTGTCTGTCTTTTACTTTAAACATGTTCTCTCACTCCTTTTTGTTATTTTTGTTATTTTTGTTATTTTTGTTATTCGCTACTTTTCTGGTTTTTCCAGTACATTTCCGCAATTTCTTCATGCGTTGCATTGGGGAAATATTTTTTGTACTCTTCCTCAATCTCTGCCGGCACATCTCCCTTTGCGTTGCTTCCCTTCGTCTGGCGCAGGTGTCCCTTGCTGTTCATTTCATTCATGGCAGCCTGCTTTGCCGCTGCGCTCTGCTTCTTGCTGATTTCCCTTCTGTGCGTTGCCGCGTAGGCATCCGCAAGCGTAATGCCGGGGGCGTTTGCCCACATCTGCAAGGCGCGTCTGCCTGCCTCTGTCTCGTTCAGCTGCTGGGGGCTTTCCAGTCCGCAGTCCGGAAACTCCTTCTTCATCGCTTCAAATTCCTTCGCCATAAAGTCGTTCGCCGCCTGCTGCTCCTGCTGGTGGATCACCTGCTGTGCCTGCTGCATGGCAGGGTGGTTCTGAATGTAGTTGTCCAAAACCTCCTTGGAAACGCCCATTTCCTCCAGCTGCTGTCTCTGCTCCTCTGCCGCAAATGCACTGCGGTAAGCAGTCAGGTCTGCCTCTGTCAAAATCGGCTTGTTTGTGTAGGGGTTCAAAATCCCCTCAAACTGCCTTGCAATGCTCGCATCCACACGCTTTTGCGTTTCCGCCTCAATGCGTGCCAAAAGGTCGGGGCTGAATTCCTCGCCCGCAGGCTCTCCGCCTTCGCCGCCTGCATCCTCTGCGCCTTCTGTGCCTTCCGCACCCTCGCCGCCTTCCGTTTCTCCCGTTTCTTCTGTTGGATCACCTCCGCCGAGCTCAGTGCCGGCACCCTCATCTAAGGGCTCATCGGAAAGCGTCTCGCCTTCCTCTCCTTCCAAGAAGTCCTCGCCCCAGAAATCCTCGTCATATCCTGCCATTCTGCTTTCCTCCTTTTCGCCGGGGAAGGCAAACAGCCCAAAAACTGCCCGCCTCGCCCTCTGTCTCGCAAATCAAAATCCTGATTTCAAGTTAGCGTTTACCGCTTCTCAGGTCGCCGCCTGTCTGCTTCTTGGGTGCTTTTGTGCTTTCAGCCCCCTTTGTTGCCTTCACTTCCATCGTGCCGGCTCTACCAACTTCCAGCCCGTTTCCATGCTTTCTCATATCGTTCACCCCCTTTCCCTTTGTAAAAAATTCCTGTCTACGCATTATTACGCTGCGCATGGCGCAATATAAAAACCTCCCGTTTGGGTCGGTTGGTTTTCATCAATCGTCAATATAAACCTTTTCCTCGTGCTGAACCCTTCGGAATTCCTCACACTCCGGGTTTCTGCATCCGAATTTGAAGTTGTAATATGCCCTTGTCGGCATATCCGCCCTGTCATCGTTTTCAAACAATAACCGCGTTCTGTCCATAATCATCAGCTCAATGCCGCATTTCTTACATTCCACCTGTCAAACCTCCTTTTGCTTTCCGCAACCGCTACAACATCATTTCCATCGTGCTACCTCCGGCATCCTCCACCGCCATGTCCGGCACGCCCATAGGCTCTGCCCCCTGCGGCATCTGTGCCTGTGTCTCCGGTGGAAGCGTCTGCTGCATCTGCGCCAGCTGCTCCTGTCTCTTTTTCTCCAGTCTCTCCCGAATCTCTGCCGCGCCGGGGTAGTGCTGCCCTGCCATCATCTCCCAGAACATAATCAGCGTCTCAGGGTCTGCCGGGTCGCCAAATGCCCCCGTCTGCAAATTCATGCGGATCTCCTGCCACATGGATTCTCTGTTCCCTGCAAGGCTTGAGGTGTTGTCTACGCTGAATAGGAAATCGTCCAGCCAGTACCATTCCCCGGCCGCATCCTGCGCCAGATAGTCATATTTGTTGAATTCGCTGTAGGTTGTGCTGCCGTCAATGTTGTTGTGCCGCACGCTCCTCGGCTCGTCGCTGTAAGCCAGCAGAAAGCGAAACATCACAGCATACAAATCCGCATACATTGCGTTTTTCATAATGCGCTTGCTTTCCAGTCTGCCTGCACTCTGCGCCACCGCAATCTGCTTTGCCGTGCCACTCGTTGCCGTGCGGTCGGGTCTGCCTTGAAAGCTGTCCGTAATCCCTAAAATGCGCCGCGCCTGCTCGTAGTTCGCCTCTGCAATCGCTTGGTCTTGGCTCGTGTCCACCTGTAAATTATGTACCCCGAAAAGGTTCGCCTCGTCCGCCCCATGAAAAATAACCTCTCTCAGCTGTTCGTCCGTCTTGGAAACCTCTGTCTTTTCGCTTCTGGTGAAAATACTGCCGCCCTTGTCCAGCTTCTCCTGAATCCTGCTGTCGCATTTCTTAATCATGTTCTGCTGGTCCATAATCTTGTCAATGTCGCTGTCGCCAAGTGCCTTCCCCCAGCTGCTCACATTCTTGCGTACCACAATAGGGTAAATGTCGGGCTTATATCTCGGAATCCTTGTCGGCACCTCAACCGTCATCGGCTCAGCCTCGTAAGCGTTCCCGAATTCGTCCATCATCAAGCCGTTCTCACTTACCCCTTCCGGAAAAGTCTCCTCCTCCGTCATCATGGGAATCACGCCGTTCCTTGTCTCAATGTCCTCGAAAAGCTCCATCTCGTCGCTGTCGTATTCCTCCGCCTTTTCGTTGCCGCAGTGTCGGCAGCTGTCCAAGCCTGTCATGTCCGCTCCGCATTTCGTGCAGCGTTTCATCTTCCTTGCTTGGTAGTCCTCCAGATCCTCCAGCTCCATGTCATTCACCCATGTGTATCGCCCGATGCCGCCCTTGTCGTTGCGGAAATATCCGAAATTGACGGTCACAACGTCCTCCGCCGTGTTTCTGCCGCCTCTGCTCTGGGGGTCGCTCTCCGTCTCGTCATCCACGCTTACGCCGTATTTTTCCTTTACATGCTTTTTCGACATTCCCATCTGCACAATGATAAAGTCCATGTCGTTGATTTCGTTTACCCCGTCCTGAAAAATCACTTGCCTCGGGTGCAGCAGGCTCACGCAAAGCTCCCCTCTCGTCTCGTGGGTGTGTCTGTTGCTGTCCCATTCCACAAGGAAAATGTCTCCCCCTTGAATGGGTGTGATTCTCTCGTCCATGTCGTTCAGCATTTCAAATGGCAGGCGGTCTGTTTCGTTCCGCAGGAAGTCCTCCAGCGTTTTCGCCAGCTCCTCATGCTCCTGCCTTCTTGCCGTCACCTTCGGCATGGGAAAGCTGCTGTCAACCTGTGCCTCCATCAGCTCCGCCACAATGTTTCGCACGCCGCTTGCCTGTGCTGTGCCTTGGCTTTTCGCGTTTGGCACCTTGTCAATCTCTCGCGTCCCGTTGTAAAGGGCGGTTCTCTTGTCCATGCGGTCAAATTCCTCTCGCATCGCTGCGCTGTTTCTGCGTAGTCTCTCCTGCCACAGCGGCAGCTTTCCCTGCGCCTTTTTCTTCCTGTCCAAGCTGTCCCCTCCTTTCCCAATTCAAAAACTAACTCAAAAATTAAAAATGTAATCCGTTGATTGCCTTCTCCTTCTTCTGCTGGTCAATCCCGATGTATCTTCTCGTAATGCTCGGGTCACTGTGTCCCAGCACCTCCTGTACCATCACAATGTCTCCGCCTGTGTCCATGTAAAGCCAGTAGGCGAATGTCTTTCTCAGCGTGTGGCAGCTCAGGCTTTCCTTGTAGCCCACCGCGTCCGCCGCCTCATTCAGAATCTGCCATACCCGTATTCTGGAAATCGGCGTGTTCTGCTTGCTCCTGCTGTTGCGGAACGCAAATTCATAGTCCTTCTTTCCCTTGAAAAAATCCCTGTATATTTTTTGCAAATGTGGGTTGATGGGCAGTAGGATTGTCTCCCCTGTTTTCTGCTCCGCAATGGCAATGCGGTCTTTTCCTCTCAGATCTCGTACCCTGTATTGCAAAATGTCGCTGATTCTGCGCCCAAGGTAAACCCCTGTCATAAAAAGCACATAGTCTCTTTCGTTCCGCTCTCTCAGATAGTCCCCAATCACGCCCACCATTCTCCTGTCCTCAATGGGCATCACATATTTCAATCCATCACCCCCTTTTCACCTCAACCGTTACCATCCGCTACCAACCGCTACCAAGGCACACCCCATTTTTCTTTCAGATATTCCTTCTCCTTCGCATTGGCGTTCCGGTAGTCCTCCCACATGTCCGCCGTCCATTTCGCTTTCTTCTCCTTCTTTTCCTCCGGCATGTCCATCCGCTGCTGTCCGCTCGCCCTCGCCATCAATGCAATCCCGTAAGCCATCACAAGGTCGTCATGCTCGCCCTGCTCCGCCTCCGCCCTTCCCTTTTCGTTGCGAATGAAGGAAAGCATCTCCTGCAGCGTGTCCCTGTCATGAACCAAATGTAGATTGCTCCGCATGAATTCCTGCATCGTTGCCACCAGTACAGGGCGCGTCAGTCCGTTCGTCTGGAAGCCAAAGCTTTTTCTGAGTCTGCCCTCGTAGTTGTCGTAAATCTCCCGCACATAAAGCTTCGGGTAATGTAAGTATTCCAATACCTTCTGTGGATGCGTGGAAAAGTTCGTTTCCACCGCCGCCAGTGCGTCATTGTAGTATCTCCCAAGGCAGTAAACCTGCTTTGCATAGCTGTCCTCGTCGCAGCTTTGCCATTTCAGCCGCGCCATCTGCTCCCCTGTAATGTTGTCAATCACCTGCACCGTGAAGGAATCGCTCCCTTCCCCTGCCGTATCTCCGCCCAGCGTGTAGGGTCTGCCCTGCTCCGGCTCTCGGAAAAGAAGAATCTCCCCCTTTTCATCCTCGGCAAAGCGCCGCTCCTGCAAAAGAATACGGTCAAGCCGCTCCTGTGTCTCTGTGTAGGTGAAGCGACCCCTTCTGGGTGTCTCCTCCATCGTCCGCAGCCGTATGATGATTGCCTTGTTGTCAAATACCCCTGCCCCTGTCGCAATAAATGCCTCCTCCGGTGTCGAAGGGTATTCTTGGTGGAATAGATCCATGTCGTTGTTGCAGTTGTTTCGGATGCACCACCTGCGCCACATCAGCTGCTCGTTGTCCAAGCCAAAGGCGGTCTTGAGTGCTTCTTCTTCCTCCGTCAGCTGCTCCCCGTGGTAGTCCCTGCGGTATTCGTCCATCTCAAACCATGCCGCAAAGAAGGGTACATAGTCGTTTCGCCCTGCTACCGCATCGTCCCACATCTCCTTGAAGAAGTTGAACCCCTTCGCTGTGCTTTCTATGATTACCATGCTGTCCTTTGTTGCCGGCACCGCCTGCATCAGTCCGCTGTAGGTCTCCGCAATCGCTCCCGGCCAGAAGGCAAGCTCCGAGGCATGCACGTTTGTTAAGGTGTCGCTTCGCCCAACACCCTTCCCCCCGGCTGTCGCGCATTTTATCTTGCTTTTCAGCCCCGGCAGCCGTTCCTTCTCCCTCCGGTTCTTCGTGGGATTCTCAAAGATAAGCTCCTTCGCGTTGCTGTTCTTTAAAAGCGGTCTCGCCGGGTTTCTCTCCTGAAAGAGCTTGCTCATGTTGAAAAGGTTCGTTGTCGCATCGTCTTTGTGCGTGATGATAAAGCTGTTCACGTTGCTTCTGGTCGCCGTTTTGTAATAAATCAACGCCTCCGTCAGCGTGGAAAACCCCATCTGCCTACTTTTCAGTATGATAATGCGGATCGGCTTGCCGGCCGCCTGCTGCTCCTTGATGCACTCATAAAGCCGCCTTTGTGCAGAGTTCAGCCGGAAGGGAACAATCTCGCTTTCCTTTGTCTTGATGCAAAGAAAGGCTTCAATGTATTTCTTCGCATCTCGTAAAACGTCATACTTCGGCATCTGCTCCACCGCTTTCTGCTTCCTCTAAGATTTCTTCTATCGTCTTTCCGCTCACGCCGCCGCCGCTTGCCGCCTGCTCCGCCAGCTTCGTGCGCTTCGTGTCGTTGGCAACGCGCTTCTTCTCCAGCTCCAGCCTGTCGGGGTTCTCCTTCCATTTGTCCTTTGCCTTGTTCAAAAGATAAAATTTGATTGCCCCCACGTCCGCAGGAACGTGCTGCTGCTCCGTCACTTCCTCCAGCACTTCCTCCGTAATCACCTTCCCGTTCGCGTCCGTCAAAACCTTGCCGTCTGCCCCCAGCATCGGCTTCTTCACCTTCATGTGTTTCTTGATGTCCGCGTTGTAGCCTAAACACCTGTTTAAAAGCGAAACCTCCACCTTCTCAATTTCCTTTTTCCGCTCCGCTTTTAAAAAATCGGCACTTTTTTTCAAGAGTGCCGAAAGTGCCGGAATTTCCTCCCTCAGTTTCCTAAAAGTAGAATATGCCATCCCCAGCATTTCCGCCATTTCTTTTTGGGAAAGTCCCGCAAATGCCCATTCTTCAAGGCTTTCCATGTTTTCGTATATCTTTTTTTCGTTGCTGCTCGCCACCTTTTCACCCCCCTTTTTTTCGGCACTTTGCCATTTTCGGTGCCGAAAAATTTTTGCATAAATTTCCGCGCGCATAATGCCGCATAAATGCAAAAGAGCCAAGAAAGCCCGAAATCTCAATGTTTTTCGCCGCTTTCCTCGCTCTTTTTTTATTTAACATAACATAACATTGTGTTAAATATTTCTTTTTCTCCCCCTTATTAGGAAGAAACCCGTTTTCCGCCGCCTCTGCTTAACACTTCCCCAAAGAGTTAAATAAACGCCGAAAAAGCCCCTTCCGGCGCATTTTATGCAGCCCCTCCCCCTCTTTATGCAGGGAAGGCAGCCGCCGAAATCGGCAGCCGCCTTCCACTACTAAGGAGGATAAAAGAATAAAATGAAACAGGAGAACCCTCGCGAGCTCTCCCTACTATCATTCTATCATATCCATCGTACCAAATCGTTCCAAATCGTACAAAATCGTTCCAAATCGTCCCAAATCGTCCCAAATCGTACATTTTTTCCGCAGAAAATAAAAAAACGCTGCATTTCCGGCGGTAAATCCTCTATTTTCTCCCCTTTGTTTCTAACATCAATCACAGGGATGCTCAAATCTTATCCACATGTTATATTAAATCCCAAAGCATACTATGAACTAATTTATCATTGATATTCCCTTTATTATCTATCAGTCCCATTTTTATTGCCATATTCATTTCTCTTACAGTAAGATGTTCTGTATCATGATTCATCAAATCATGCAGTGTTTTTATTGATATAGGTATTCTTGTCTTAGGTCCTTCTGTCATTTCAAAACCCATTCGCAACAAATCCGCTTCTTTCTCAGTATTAAACTTTTCCATTCTTAATTTTTCTATTTCAGCATCTTTTTCCTTAATTTGCTGTATAAATTTTTCTTTTTCTTCTTCGCTCATACCTGTTTTACTTATTATTTCATTTATCATAGCATCTTTATCCGTCTCTATATTTTTAATCTCCTGATTATAGTGATCCTTACTATAGTCTAAATGCGAAATTTTTTCATTAAGATTATTTAACTTTTCCCCAAATCTTTCCTCAATTTTGCCCAATGTGACTGAAATATCTTTCATAAATTTGTATGACGATTCGTAGAATCTTGTACTCGTTTCATCTGCCTTAAAATAAAAGAAAACAGCTATAAATATAGAAAAAAATGCCAGAAGTGTTGAAAGAATACTGTCCAATGAAACTTTGCTCTTTAAAATTGAATAACATAACATACCAACAAATATCAGACCTCCCAATGTGCAAAAAATACACATTGCTATCTTAACAGGGTCTGTCTTTTTCTTCTTTTTTTCTAATTCAATCATTTTATCTAAAATTTTCGTATATTCATCTGTTTCTATAAGCTTTTCTTTTTTGTTAAACATAATACTGCCCTCTTTCTTTTTTCCTAAAATACAACTCTAACTAAATTCATATTACCACAAAATGCCCACCTTTGAAAACATATAAATGCCCCCAAAATCAAAAGAGCGAAGGTATCAGTCTCCGCTCTTTTTTTCCTTCCTTTCATCCCAAGCCCTGCAAAGCTTCTCCATCCCCTCCGCCTCCTTCCGAAAGCAGGCAGTTCTGGAAAGTCTCGCCTTCCGCGCCACCCGTTCCCATGCCAGGCGCTCCGCATGCTTCCCCCAGATGATTGTCCGCTCCTCCGTCGTCAGCGCCTCCGCCATCACAAGGCTGAGGTCAGAGTGCAACCGCAGCCTGTCTCGAATCGCTCTTTCGTTGGTGCGGATCCGCTCCTCTGTCTCCGCTCGCTTCAAAACCTTCTCGGCTGTGCTGTCCCCGTGTCCGCTCCTGCCCCCCGCTGCGTCATATTGCACTGCGGAAAGTGAAATGTCCCGCAGGCTCCTGCGCATTGCCTCGTTTCTCTCCCGCAGCCATTGCGTTGCCTCCGGTGTGTCCGCCATCTGCTCTATCAGCCGCGCCATCTCTTTCTTCGTCGTCACCTGCACCCCTCCCTCAGCTTTTCATATCTTCGCTTTATCCCTCTCTCCATCTGCTGCAGCTCCCCCCAATGCCTGCGGATTGCCTGCGCCGCGCCGCCCCTCTCCCCTCTTTCTTTCAGCTCCGCATATTGCAGCACCCGGCTGTAAAAGTCCGCCTTCTCCCCTCTCTCTATCAGCGTAAGCGTCCGCAGGAAAAGCGCCTGCTTGTCCGCCTCCGTCTCCGCGCGTGCCGCATCTAGGGCATCCGCCTCCGCCAAAAGCCGCTCTGTACTGTTTTCCGCCACAAAGGCGCGAAGCCCTCGCAGCCAGAGAATTTCTGCCGCCGGGCTTTCCTGCTTCTCGTTTTTCATGTTATCACCTCGTCCGCATTGAAATCAAAGATGTTCCTGCACCCATTCCTTTGGCGGTACTTCCTTCGTCTCCCGGAAGCCTGCCGCGCTGCGGAAGGTCGTGCTTCTCGGCATCCATGTCAGCTCGATCGTTCCTGTCGGGCCGTTTCGCTGCTTCGCAATGTTCAGCTCCGCCGTGTTCTTCTTCTCCGTGTCCGGGTAGTAATACTCGTCACGGTAGAGAAAAAGAATCACATCCGCGTCCTGCTCAATGTCGCCGCTGTCCCGCAAATCCGAAAGAATCGGTCTGTGGTCGGCGCGCGTCTCAGGTCCTCGGCTCAGCTGGGAAAGTGCCAAAACCGGGCAGTCCCAGTCTCGCGCCATCTGCTTTAGCCCTCTGCTGATTGCGCCAACTTCGCGCACCCTGTCCTGCCCCTTGCTCACAATGAGCTGCAAATAGTCAACCACAATCAGCCGGGGGCGTATCCCCTGCCCCTGTAAGCCGTGCAGAAATGCGCTCATTTTTTCCACCGTCTGCCCCGTCTCGTCTCGGATGATCATCCGCCCTGCGCCGCTTTCGTAGTCCGCGCGGTTTTCCTCCACGCCGCGCAGCGTCTCCTGCCATGCCGCATCGTTCGCCCCCACCGCAAAGCGGTCATTGTCAATCAGAAATTCCGAGGTGTAGCCTCGGTTCCCAAGGCTCTTGTCCGGCATCTCCAGTGAGAAAAAAACCACCCTGTCCGCCTGCTCCGTCAGGCTTTTCTGCGCGTGCTTCGCAATGTCCAAGGCAAGCGCGCTCTTGCCCATGCTCGGTCTTGCCGCCAGAATGCAGAAATCCCCGTTCCGCAGCCCCCCAAGCATCAGGTCAAGGTCAGTGAAGCCTGTCGGCAGCCCAACGATTTTCCTGCCGCTTTCCCGCAGTGCCGCAATCTCGCGAATGTGCTTTTCCGTGGCATCCGCCAGCGTCACAATCTCCGCGCTGCCCCAGCCGTCCCCGCGCATGGCTGCCATGCTCCGGTCAATCCCGCCGATGTCCTGTCGGTATGCCGCCTGCGCCATCTCCTGCGCCGTCCGCACCACTCGCCTCAGGTAGGCAAGCCGCTTTAGGTCGTCTATGTAGCTGTGCAGGTAAACGCTCGTGGATATCCCTAATGCAATCCCCGCAATCCGGTCAAGCCCGATCCTCTCCGCCTCGCCCCTGCGCGCCAGCTCGTTCATCACCGTCACCGCGTCAATCTCCTCTACTCCCTGCATCGCCTCGAAAATCATTCGATACATTGGCGTGTAAAAGTCCTCCGCCAGAAGCATCGTTTTCCCCAACGCCGCCGCGCCCCTGTCCAGAAGCATGCACCCCAGTGCCGCGCGCTCCGTCTCCTCGCTGTGTAAATCCTTCAGTGCGTCCATCCTGCTTCACGCTCCTTCCCCTTAGCCGCCGACCAGTCCCCTGCGGCTTGCAAGGGCATCGTTGCAGGATGCTCCGGGCGGCGGCGTTGGCTGCTCCGGCGCAAGCGGTCGGTATTCGTTCTCCCAGCCCTCCGCATTCAGCCACGTTGAGGGATAGGGGATGTATTTTCCCCCTCTCTCCGCCCACTCCATGCTGTGCTTCGCCTTGGCAAGCCCTGCCATGATTTTCTCGTAAAGCCCTGCCGTCACGCGCAGGCTGTCCCAACGCTTCACGGCAACAGCCTTGTTTTTCTTGTTCGGGTATGCCTCCCAGAAGGCAGCAAACGCTTCGGAATCGCTCTTGAGGATTTTTTCTTTTTCTTTTTTCTTTTCTCCTTCTCCTTCTCCTTCTCCTTCTCCTTCTCCGCCTTGATTGTTCCCGTTTGTTCCCATTTGTTCCGAATTGTTCTCTTTGTTCGCTGTTTTTGCTGAAATCTCGGCATTTTCGGCTTTATCATTTTCTTCGGAAACTTTATCATTTTCGCCTTCCTTCGTAAAAATGCCGCTTTTTTCTAACTGCGTGTTTATTTTGAATTTTATCATTTCGGAGCGTATCTCCTTCAAATCGGCTTTCATGGCGCGCAGGGTTGCTGTCTGGCGGTTCCAATTCGTCTTGCCCCAGTGCAGAAGGAAAATCTCCCTCGTTGTCGCATCGTAAAGAATCATGCCACGCTGGATCATGATGTCCAGCAGCTTCTCCAGCGTGTCCTTGTTGTAGCCTGTCTCGTCCACAGCCTTTCGCATCCGGAAGGCATAGCACCCCAAGGTGTTCACGTTCGCATTTGTTTGTAAATACATCCAGAAATATTTCTCCTCCGGTGTCAGCTCCCTTGCCTCGTCCGTCTCCCAAAAGCTTCTCTCAATCTTGCTGTAGGTCATTCCCATTCTCCGTCTCTCCTTTCAGCCGCATTGCCCATCTTGTGAGCTTTTGCTCTATTTTGCACCCAATTCCCGCAAGCTGCCACTGCCGCAGGATGCCAGTCATCGCCGCAAGCAGACCTCCGACGAACACGCTCAAAAACTCCTCCGCCTGCTCCTGTCTCCAGTCTGTCGGGTTCTCCTTGTTTCCAATCCTCCGCCTCTTGAATGCAACGTACCGCACAATGCCGCTAAGCGCAATCAACTCCCGCAGTCTCTTCTTCAGTTCCCCTGCACTCCGTGCCGGCTTCGCATGGCTGTCGCTGTAGTCAAGCACTTTGTAAATCGTCTCCCCGTCAAAGGTGCAAAGCATCACCGCCAAAACGTCTGCAATTTCCTCCTCCACTTCCTCGCTTGCATATCTGCCGCAGGCGAATTTCCGCCCCCTCCTCCTGCTCTCCGTTATGCTCTCCAGCAGCAGCTGCGCCGCATCCGCAAGCTCAGCTGTCTCCTCGGCAAGCATCGCCATTCTCTCGCCCATGCTGACCCTCTCGCAAATCAGCTTGATGTTTTCCTGCATTTTCTTGTAGTCCGCCATCCTTCTCCGCCTTTCTCTTTTGGTAGTCCTCTTTTTTCTTCTCCAGCACACGCTCCCTGTGCCTCCGGTAATATCTCGCCTGCCGCGTCAATGTCTCATCGTTGATGCAGTCCGGATGCACGCAATGCAGGCAATCCATGTTGCAGATTTCTTCTTTCCTCATTGCTCCGCCCTCTCTCCTGCTCCTTTGTATGTATGCTCTGCCCTTGCGAAGCATAGTTTCTCTATGCTCTGCCCTTGCCGAACACTGCCATGCTATGCCCTGCGATGCCTTCGCCCTGCTATGGCCATGCTAAGCTCATCTATGCCTTTGCGTTGCTGTCCGTCGCCCTGCCATGCTATGCCCTTGCTGTGCCTTGTCACGCCAAGCGGATCTTTGCTATGCCCTCGCTTTGCGACGCAAATCTTTGCACTTCGGTGTCTGGCCTTGCCCTCGCATAACCATTCGTTGCTTTGCTATGCCTTTGCCTTGCTGTTCAATGCTTCCCTTCGCAACGCCTTCGCCATGTATTTCTTGGCTTCGCTATGCCCTTGCTGTGCTTTTCTGAGCCATGCAATACGTTGCTATGCCTTTGCTTTTCCTCTGCATCTCTTTTCATTCCCATGCGCCTCATTGCCATTGCCACGCTAAGCTTATCTATGCCTTTGCGTTGCTGTCCGTTGCACTGCCATGCTATGCCCTTGCCACTTCTCGCTTTGCTGAACCTTACAATGCTATGCCCTTGCCACTTCTCGCTTTGCTCGACTGAGCTATGCCTTTGCACTTCCTTGCCAAACACTGCCACGCTATGCTCTGCTATGCCTTCGCTCTGCTCTGCAATGCACTTCTTTTCTCTGCCGTTGCCGCACATAGCTTATCCTTGCCATGCCCTTGCGCTTATTCTAAAATGTCCGAAAATTCCGCCGCCCGTTCCTCCAAAATCTCACAAAGGAATCTGCCCTTGCCGCTGTTGCGCCATTGCCCAAGCCCCCGCAGCTTCCCGTAGCTTAGCCACTCCTTCACCGCCGGCACCAATTCGTCCGCCATCACAAGCACGGAAAACTCCAGCACAGCTCCCGCCGCAATCTCCTCGCTGCTCGCAAGGCTGTTTCTCTCGCCCTGCGCCGTCTGCGCCCGCAAGGGTCTCTGGCAGTTTGTAAGCTCCTCCGCCGTCTGCACCGGAATCTGCCGCTCCTGCACAAAAATAAGCCCGTCAATTTCCTTCTTGTAAGCCTTAATCTTGCTGCTCTTCGTGCCCTTCACCTTCCGCAGCACGCCGCAGGCATCTTTGAAAAACCCTTTGATTTGATAGTCCCAAAGGATGGGCCGCCCGTCCTCGTTTCTCGAGAACACCGTTGTTCCCTTCTCAATCACCTCATCCACACCAACCGCCGCAATCTCTTCCTCTCGGCTCGGTGCATCGGGCGCATGGCTCGCAATAAATTCGCTGTGCAGCTCCTTGTTGTTGCTCGCCGTCCCCAGCATTGCCTCAATCGTTGTCAGTTTGCATTGCAAAATTTTCATTTTCTTCCTCCTCTTTCCTTCTTTTCAGTTCCGCTTCCGCTTCTTCTCGTGTAAAAAATAGATTTGGTTCGTCAAAATCCGTCCAAAAATCCGCATATTTCACGGCTCGCGTGGAAACATCCTCTACTGTGTGCTCCGCAATGTAGAAATACTCGTTCGGCACTGTTTCCTTTAAAATTTCATATACCTTGTTGCCAACCCTGCAAGGCACGGGATAGTATCCCTTGATTTTCGCAAAATCCTCCTCGTAAAAATAAACCCCTATCAGATTCGCCGAAACCGCCACAATTCTGTTAATCTCCATGTCATGAAATGGCGTGAGAAGCGCCGATGTTGTGGAAAACGCCCCGATCGCTCCCATCTCCCCGGATGGCTCATAAATCTGTATCTTACATTTCGGGCAGTTGTAATCCGAAACAATGGTTGCTACCAATAAATCAATCAGCTTCATTCTTTCTCTCCTTCTCCCTCTAATGGTCTATTCCAGCACCTGCGGCAGCTGTCTTTTCCCGCCGATTCGCAATATCCGTTTTTGTCTTTTTCCGATTCTGTTTCATACCCTAATTGAAACGGGCACACCGCCGGAAATGCACCATCTTCTATGGGGGCTTTCGGATACTTCTCCAAGAAATCCTGCAAAAGCGTTTTTCTTGGGTGCTCTTTCGCCCATGTCTCCACGATATCAACCGCCCTCTCCGGATATTTTTCACAAAACTGCGGGCACCGCAGTGCCCCCTTCATCATGTTAATCAAGCATCCGGTACAGGAGTCGCCCCCAAAAGAAACACACATCCTCCGCTTCTCCTTGAAAAATTCAACTGCATCCATCTTTCAGCCCTCCTTCTACTCCTTCAACCCAATCAGCCAGTCCACCGAACATCCCGTTTTCACCGCAATCCGAAATAGCATATCCACCCCCGGCACTATGTCCTTCCTCTCGTAGTTGTATAGCGTGATATAGGCGATCCCGGTAAAAGCGGCAAAATCCTTCTTTGTCATGCCGCTCTCCTTCCGCAGTAGTCGGATTCTCTCCCGGAATATCTCCCTGTCAAATTCTCCGCTCTGCCTGCTCCGGCGGCTCTCCTTCTTCTCCTGTGGCGCGTCCTTCTCACGGGGCGCGTCCTTCTCCTGTGGCGCATCCTCCTTCCGGGGCATGTCCTCCTTTCGGGGCATGTCCTCCTTTCGGGGTGCGTCCTCCTCCACCTCTACCACAATGTATCCGGGTCGCTTAATCTTCCCCGTCCTCCCTCTGGAAACTAAGGATCGTATGGTTTCCTTCTTCACCCCCCGCAGCTCCGCCAGCTCCGCAACACTGTCCGCCACCGCCAGCGGCAGGGAAAGCGCATCCTTCGTCACTGCCATGTAAATTTTTCTTTTGGGCAACACTCCCCCTCCCTTCCGTCTCAGCTATAGAGAAATTCCATGGAACTTCTCCTTCTTCAGAACTTCCATAAACAAACCGCAGATTCCCCATCTGTAGCTTGTTTACAGGCATGGCTTCCGCCATGCTGTAATTTCCTTTTCCTCCTTAACCGTCAGAACGGCAAATCTTCATCTTCCACACCTTCATTTATGGGATAGAACCCGTCAGCCGCAGCCTGTCCGCTCTCCTTGGTCGCCGCCTTCTCCTGTGCAGCCTTGCTTTCCGCAAAGTGCTGCTCCTCAATGATAACCTCCGTGGTCCAGTGCTTTTTGCCTTCCTTGTCCTCCCAGCTGCGCACCTGTAAGCGCCCAATCACGCCCACCAGCTGCCCCTTCCGGAAATGTTTCTCCGCAAATTCGCCGCTCTTGCCAAGTGCCACGCAAGGGATGAAGTCCGCCTCCGGCTCGTCCTTTCGCTTGAATCTGCGGTTGACCGCCAGCGTGTACCTCGCCACCGCCACAGGCTCACTGCTCTGCGAATATCGCACCTCAGGGTCTCTTGTCAGCCGCCCCATTAAAATCACTTTGTTCATTTTTCCAACTCCTCCGCTTTTCAAACAAGCAGAACCACTTCGCCGCTGTTAATATTTTCTTCCAGCTGCTCCGCCAGATAGTTGTAGATGTTCTTCTTCGCCTCCAGCTTCCATGCGCCACCGTCTGCCTCAAAAATGGCACATCTGCCGCCCTCTCTCATGCGGAAAATAAATCTGCTCTCCGGCTGATCCACCTCAATGAACGTGCGGAACGGGCGCAGAGAAACAGGGTTCGGCACCTTCACGTCTGCCACCGTTGCAACCCCTGTCCGCACTGCCGTCACTTGGCTCACACCGTCATCCGTCATCGTCCGCACTGCGTCCTCCTTCAGATTGCCGACCACCTGCAAAATGGTTGCCTTGTCCTCCGTGTCAAGAAATTTGCTCTGCAAAGCAATGTTGAAGCTCTCCGCATCGTGAAATTCGCCATATTGGAACCTCGGCACCTCCGCCGTGGCCAGCACCATGCAGTCCCTCTTGCCGTCCCCCACGTTCGCAATGTCCTTCAGTGCCACGCAGGTTGCACTTTCAATGTGTATGATGATAGGCACTGCGGCTTCGTAGTCCTCACTCTGCCGCTCGTCCCCAATCTTCTGCACATAACGCACAATGCTTTCCAACGTGTTCAATTTCAACGTGGGAAAATCCGCCTTTTTCATCTGGTACAAAGGCTTGTCCGCATAAACGCCGCCGCCATGTCTCACAGTTTCCGGCTTTTTCAGCCCCACAACGTATTCCAAAGCTGCTTTAATCATTCCTTATTCCACCTTTCTCTTCTGCGCCTGCAAATCAATCACGCCGCCGCTTGTCTCCTGTGTCTCCGCTTCCTCCCGGTCAATCTCCAGCTGTCCCTTCATGGCTTCCCTGCGCCATTCGTTCCCCTGCACGTTGCCCCTGCCGTCGCTTTCCACAATCATTCTGCTGCTGATTGCCTTCTCCGGCTGTAAGCTCGTCTTAACGATGGCTGTCACGTCCACATCCGTCCTGTCGTTCTTGTCCGGCTTAAAGGTCAGCTCAATCGTCAGCTTTCTTGCCTTCTCTGCGTCCATGTTCGGGTTCGCAATGTTTTCGTAGACCCTCTGAATGGCACTGCCGATTCTCTCCGCAACTGCCCCTCCTGCAAAGTCCTCCAGTAAAAATTTTTCCATAATCCTTTCCTCCTTTTTCTTATCTCCGCCGCAGCCTGTATAGCCGCGCCGCCTCCTGCGTGCAGTAGTCGTCATGCAAACGCGCCCTCCGGCGCTGCTCCGCCTCCCGCTCTCGCTGCTCCGCCTGCTTCATCTTCCTCTCCCATACCCAGCATACCGCCGCCATCTCAAGCAAAACCGCTGCGGCGCTTAAAAGTAAAAATGCCTGATCGCTGTACATCCTTATCTCACCCTCTTAACCTCTATCCAGCTTCCTTCTCTCCTTTGCAGCATGCTGTAGGCAAAGCATTCCTTCCACTGCGCCCCTGCCCATGTAATGCGGAAAATGTGCGCGTAAAGGTCTGTTACGGTTCCCTTCCGCTTTTTCCGTATTTTCCGCAATTTTTCTTCCCCCGTCCCGGTCACTGTGTAGTGAAAGATAACCTCGCAGCCCGGAGTAAGTCCCAATTCCTCCGCGGCCGCCTTCGTTATCTGGGGTATAATCGGTCTGCGGCGGCATCTTGTCCCTGCCGCATGTGCCGTAAGTACCTTTTCTGTCATTGAAATCAACTCTTTCTCTTTGTTGCCGTCAGCTGCTCATGGGCTTCACCTTTTGCTGCTCCGCCCAATTCATGTAATCTTCCTTGTTGATTCTCCATTCCTTCCCCAGCTTGTATGCCGGCAGCATCCCCTTCGCACAGTAAAGCTTTAATGTGTTCTGGTTGTAGCCCGTCAGCTGAGAAAGCTCCTGAATTCCCATAATCAGCGGCACCTCGTCCCAATTCATATATCTGTTGCTTTTCCGCCTTGCGGCACCCTTCGGATATATTCCTCTCATGCAAACCACCCTCCCTTCCGGACACTGTGCCATTTTGTATATATAAAGAAACAGGGCGAAATCATTGAAAATGTATGTATTAAGGGGGAATCAGTCGACTTCTGTTCGCCCTGCTTCTCTATATCCGCTTTGTTTAAACCTCGCTCAGCATTAGCAGTATCCCTGTCAAAGTGATAAACGCCATTCCCATGCATCGCCACTGCCACAGCTTGCGCCGCAGCCGCTGAATCTGCATGTCCCTTGTCCGGATCATCGCCTGCAGCGTCTTGTCTCTTTTAATCGCTTCCGTCCGCCGCAGCTCCTCCTCCGCAAATTTTGATACTTCCATCACATCACCGCCTTAATAGCCGCATATCCCAGAAGGTCAACCGCAACCAGAAACAGGAATATAAGAAGCAGCACAATCACCCATTGCAGGAATCTGATAGAAATCTCCTTCACACGAGAAGGTTTCTTTAGATTCCATATTTTTTTGTATGCCCATCTTTCCATCATGCAGCCAATCAGAACGCCAACGATGAACCCTGTTATCCTTTTTACGATTTCCAACACCGCCGCCGCCATCCGCACCACCTCCCTTCCCTCCTTCAGCAAAGAAGGATCTTCGCCAGCGTCAGCGCAAATAATATCTCGCCGATGTGTACCATTGCATCGGCTAATTTTTCTAAAAAGTAATCTCTTCTCATCTTCACACCTCCCTCCCCTTCCCTCCTTGCCTTCGCCCCCAAAATTTCCTATAATAGAGCAAAGAAAGGAGGTGAAATCATGTTTGGTTCTGTTCGTGTCTATAGTTCCTCAGATCTTGCTGATTACTATTCGCTTCATCTTGAAAAACCAGATACCTGCCCTTTTTGCAAAAAAACCATTCTGCCCATAGGACTGCTAGGGGTATATCATGAGCAAAACCGGGATTGCCATATAAGTGCATTTTTCCTTTGCCCTGGTTGTGAAAATATTTTCACTGGCGTATATTACCCTCAAGATTCTATTTCAGAAGGGCAGCAATTTTATCTAAAGACCACTCTTCCTGAAAAAACATCAGTCAGAGCGTTCTCAGATAATATAAAAAAAATCTCCCCTAAATTTGTAGAAATCTATCAGCAAGCTGAAAATGCTGAAAATGCCGGTTTGAATGAAATTTGCGGTATGGGCTATAGAAAAGCACTGGAATTTCTGGTAAAAGATTATGCTATCCATCGAAATCCAAATAATAAAGATAGCATCGAATCCAGTCTTCTTTCCCCTTGTATTAACAATAATATAGACAACTCTCGCATTAAATCTTTAGCTACAGCTTCCGCTTGGATTGGCAATGATGAAACTCATTACATTCGCAAAAATGAAGATTATGATGTCAATCAAATGAAATCCTTTATTCTATCTATTGCATACTTCATTGATAGCGATCTTGAAGTCGAAAAAGCTACAGCTATTATCCGCAAGTAATAACCTATTTGCAAAAGGAATCATTTTCAGCCAAGAGATTCCCTTCAAAGTCCCAGTATCGTATTACAATGCGTACTGGGTCTTTTACTGTACCATCACCTATATTCTCCTTTGTTCTAATTACCTGTATAACCTCTGCACACTGCGTTCCACTCATCCTCACACCACCTCCCTTCCCTCCTTGCCTTCGCCCCCAAAATTCCCTATAATGGAGCAAAGAAAGGAGGTGTTTCCAATGACCAAAATAACCAAACTGCCTATCACTCATAAACAACGACAAATCAATCTGCATGATTTCGGCTATGTCCCTTGCGAAGTATCCGGAAGATACCTGCAGTTTGATGAAACCTACTGCAAGGAAAATAATTTTGTCTTTGTTGATGTCATGACAACTGATACAGCTTCAGAAAAACCTAAAAAACTCTGTCAGCTCTGTCTGGATGTGGAACTACTGAAAAGAGTAGTCCATAAAATTCAGCCTAAATAATCTTCCATAACCCTTTCAGAAATTCTTTTTGCGGCGGCAATGTGCTTCTTTGGTAAGTCTGTCATATTGCCGCTCACATTTAATTCCTTTTTCACCGTCAAAATTGTTTTGTGTATGATGATTCTTGCATCATCCTCTGTCAGCCCTTTTTCTTTCGCTTCCTTTTTGATGTCAGCCAAAATGCTAAACCATGGATGCTCAAAGCGTTTATCCATCTTCACACCACTGCCTTCCCTTCCTCGTCCATCTTCTGGCGCGCCAGTAGGCACGCTCCTGCACTCAGCAGAATTGCTCTGTTTGTACTGTCCAGATTTTTGCAAATATCACACGCTTGTTTCACATGCTTCACATCAATCTTTTGACTATCACTTAATTGCATATCGCACCTCCTAACTAGGCATTGCCTATTTCTTGATTAAATAATAATCGCTTTTGCCTATCTTGTCAAGCATTTTTTTATTTTCCCATTGACAAATATTAGGCTTTGCCTATACTATAAAGAAAAGAGAAATCGAAAGGAGGTTACCGCATGAATGAAAGGCTTAAAGAATTAAGAAAAACCCTTAAACTTACACAAAAAGAATTTGGAGTAAAAATCGGTGTAACAAATTTTACTATTAGCGATATTGAAAAAGGAAAGAGAGTTTTAACCGAAAGAAATCTAAATTCAATCTGTGAAAAATTCAATGTCAATAAGGAATGGCTTGCAAATGGCATAGGCGAAATGTTTCTCCCTCAGCTTCCAGAGGATGATTTTTCACGCCTGCTTTCCGAAATCGAAGAAAGCGATGATGAATTTATTAAAAAATTTCTTGAAATATACTGGCAGCTAGATGACATAGGAAAAAAAATAATTATGGACTTGGCAGAAAGCCTGCTGAGAAACCAAAAAAAATAAGAGATACTATGATCTCTTATTTTTTATTTTTGGAAGGATATAGCTGTATATTTTTTTCAACATGGTTTCATCGTGAATAGCGTCAATGAGCTTATGTATCGCCTGCCTGTATTCCTCTTTCATCCTATCCCATCCCCTCTGTTCCCTTTTTCATGCAAAATAAGAACATTTGTTCGTTCATATATCATATCATTCGCCGTTCAAAAAATCAATAAATTTTTATGTAAAATTATTCTGTCAAATTTTGTATGTTTTCCACAATTCCCATACCCCCCTCCCGTGTGTTATGATTCGTGAAGATACTATTTCATTTCGTGAAAAAATAGGGGGGAGATAAAAATGAAAAAATACACTTGTTTGTTGCTGTGCCTGCCGTTCCTGCTTTCCGGCTGTGCATCCGATGAATATTATGAAGATGACTATGAACATGATTATGAAGCAGGTTACGATAAAGGCTATGCAGAAGGGTATAATGAGGGCTACGAAGAAGGCTATAATCTTGGGAGAGACGATGAACGAATAGATCCCAGTAATGTACTATCAGAGGAAGAATTTGACGAATATGTACAGGAATATATTGAGGAGAATTACTGATGAAACGTATATTATTTTTGTTCCTTGCCTTGTCCCTCTCATTCAGCACCCTTGCCTTTGCCCATGGTGGCCGCACCGATGAATATGGCGGTCACCATGATTATAATAATGTCAGCGGTCTTGGCTCGTATCATTATCATCATGGCTATGAGGCACATCTGCATCCAAACGGCATCTGCCCCTATGAAGCAGAAGCAGCTCCTGTCGAATCGGCTGAACCAATCGTAACCGATACCCAAACCGATACCCAAACCGATGAAATAGAAGAAAAATTTAATAGCCTTCTGGAGGAAGATACTGCCGCAGGAGAACCGGCAGAAGAATATCACACCGAATCAAATGATTTGTATGAACCTGTTTTCCTTTTGTGTTCCATTGTCGGATGCATTGCCGCTTTCTACTTCCTCTTTTTAAGGTAACCGCAAAAAATACCTTCCCTGCACCCCCTTCGGGTGCTTTTTTATTTCCAAAATAAAAATAGCCCGCCTTGGGACAGACGGGCCAAAATTGTAACCCCCCTCAATAACCCACAAAAAAACAGCAAGCCCCTCGGCCTGCTGTTTTTATTCTATTGCTTGTTCTGTAATATTTTTGCTGAATTTTTCTCTTTTCTCCAGAATCTCAAGATATAAATCCTCATATTCCGTTTTTAAATCACCGATTGCTCCGTTCAGAGATGCCCTGTTCGCGATTATCTGCTTGTGCGTCCGCACATAGGATACCCTTTCCAGATGCAGCTTCGGGTAGTCTTTCGGTTCAATCCTAACGTCAAATTCAGGATCAATATTTTCCTTATGTGTAATCGTTGATACAGGGAGTATCACATAATCTCCGGCATCCGCCCTGGCAATCACCAGTGCCGGTCTCCCCTTGTATCCCATTTTCTGAATCTTTGCATTGTAGAAAGGGGTCCATGCCTTGCAAATCTTTCCTATCACTGAATCACACCCTTACTTGCCTGCATATCCTCAAATTCATCATAGTACATATCCCATGTATGATCATACGGTTGAATCTTTTTCGCATCCTCACGAATATCCTCCAACCGAATCACTCTGTTACCGTTTTCTCCTTTGGCAAGCCCTTTTCTTGCATTCAGCCATGAACTCTCTCTGTGAGATAATTCACTTAATTTCCAAGATGCAAGGGAACCGTATTCTTGGATAACATTATTCACGATATATGCCACTGTATCAGAAATCGCCGCTGTCGGAACAACAATTTCTCCATCCATAAAATTGGTTCTCACTTCTCTTGATACAGGCCCGAATTTCCATCCTTCAAAATCTCCTTCAAAGGCAGGCTCTCCGATCACAGCAAATGCCTCTCTTTGCGTAAAATAAAGCAACTTATGCAACTTCATTTCATCAAGTGGCTCATTGGTCAATTCTTTATAACGATGAATGATATAATCTGCAACATTCAAAATCTTATCCAT